AAGCAAAAGCATTACATCAAGAAACAGGTGATAAAAGAATATTAAAAGAGATTTCTACTAATTATAATATACAAATGGCAAGAAAGATTGCATTGAATAGTGCTTACGGTGCTATTGGTAATCAGTATTTCAGATATTATGATGTAAGACAAGCAGAAGGTATTACAAAGGCAGGTCAACTAACTATTCGATGGATTGAAAATGATGTTAATGATTTTTTGAATAAGACTTTACACACAAAAGATGTTAGTTATGTAGTTGCATCCGATACTGATTCAATCTATATTCGATTGGGAGAATTTGTTAATAAAGTATTCAAAGATAAATCAGATAGAAAAAAGATTGTAAAAGTATTAGAGAAATTTTGTGATGAGAAATTGCAACCGTTTATTAATATAAGTTTTCAAAATCTTGCTAATTATGTTAATGCATTTCAGCAAAAAATGATTATGAAAAGAGAAGTAATTGCTAACAAGGGAATATGGACTTCAAAGAAAAGATATATTTTAAATGTTTTAAATGATGAAGGTTTGACTTTGAATGAACCGAAGTTAAAAATGATGGGCATTGAAGCAGTTAAAAGTTCCACCCCAGCACCTTGCCGTGCAAAAATTAAGGAAGCATTAGAAGTGATTATGGCAAAAGATGAACAAGCATTAATTCAATTTATAGATAGTTTTAGAATACATTTTAAGAAATTAAAACCTGAACAGATTGCATTTCCTCGTTCCGTTAATGGAGTTATTAAATATGCTGATACTACAAACATCTATCAGAAGTCCACGCCAATGCATACAAAGGGAAGTTTATTATACAATCATTATTTAAAAGAAAATAAATTAACTTACAAATACGAAACAATTAAAGAAGGTGATAAGATTAAATTTGTACAATTGAAAGAGCCTAATCCGATACGAGAAAAAGTAATTGCATTTCCAACTAAACTTCCAAAAGAATTTAAATTGCATCCATATGTTGATTATGATAGTCAATTTGATAAATCATTTTTAGAACCCTTACGATTTATAGTTAAAGCAATCGGATGGAATTTTGAGAAACAAGCAACATTAGATATGTTTTTTTAAGATATGACAGAAAACTACGATAAATCACTATATAATCGTCTTATAGCGGCGGCTGGGGACGATAAACTGCCTCTATTAGATAATAAGTCATTTGAATTACTGAACGAAACCTACGGCAAAGAACAGATGAGGTGGACCCTTGCTGAGTATATTGCAAGAGAAAGACCTGTATTTCCATTAACTGAAATAAGTTTTAATGAAATGAGAGAGAGTTTTTATAACTTACAAAAGTTTGATACTTCTACTATTTGCATTCCGAAAGAACAAGTTGAGAAAGAAGTATATGAGAAATATAATGACTACAAATATCCATATTCTAAATATGGATTAGGATTGATTAATGGTGCTAGTACCTTTAATAAGGTATCAAATTATTTTCATCAAGATTTAAGATTAGAGTGTGGTAGTTATGGATTTAGAGCACCGAAAGAAGTGTGGGAAAATGGAACTGCAAAGGACATTTGGAAATGTTTAGGACCTATATGGAGAGGAATTAACAAAGTTTTTCCAACCAAAGTAAAAGAATTAGATGGTACCGAAACTGAAAAATTACTAGGAGGTTCATTAACTGCTAAATGTATAATAGAAGCATTTAGATTGCAAACATATATTGCAACTCAATTTAAACCAGTGGTTGCTAAAGCAATATATGATATAACAAATGCTAAAACAGTTTTGGATACAAGTTGTGGTTGGGGAGATAGATTGGCAGGGTTTTTTGCTTCGGATGCGGAAGAGTATTACGGTTGTGATCCAAATCCGAATACCTATCAGCGCTACAATGAACAAGCATCACGCTACAACAAGCTCCTCTCAAAACCTAAAAAGGTGACCATATGGAGATGTGGAGCTGAGGACTTACCATATCATAAACTTCCAGAAATAGATTGTGCATTTACATCTCCTCCTTATTTTGCAACCGAAGAATATAACAAGGGTGGTGAACACGAGGAAGACCAATCGTGGCATAAGTTTAATGAATATGAGAATTGGAGAGATAAGTTTTATTTACCAGTAGCCGAAAAGACTTTGCAAAGTTTAAGTAATGGTGGTTGGATGCTAGTGAATATTATGGATCCGAAAATTAGAGGCACAAGATATTATTCGAGTGATGAATTAGTGGATAAGTTTAAAGATTCATTTATGGGACAGATTGGAATGAGAATTATGCAACGACCTAAAAGTGATAAGTTATTTAAAGATGAAAAAGAGAAAGCAGAATTTAGGGATAGGTTGTTTATAGAAAATGTATGGGTGTTTAGGGGAGTTGATAATGGTACGGAAGAGTTCAGACACGATTTTGACTTATTTAGGAATTCAAGAAAGGCAAATTTAGATAGTTTTATGTAATATAAATAGTTATTATTAAATATTTTTGTTGACAGGAGGTGAAAAATTTAGTATAATGATAACTATACAAAGACGATATAATAGAAAAAGATATAATGATGCTGATGATGATTGGAGTTTGGATACAATTTATTCTGATGGAATGGAAGGCGGCGAACAAAGAGAAAAAGATTTGGCAGAACAAGCGAGAACAACGGATGATGGAGTATACGAATATAAAATAACAGTAGAATGATGAAAAACGAAGTGATAATAAAGGATAACCTTTTAGATGATGTTCATTTGACTCAATTAGATGGACTTATCTATGGGGAATGCAATTGGTTTCTACAAAAAGAACAAACTACTGGTCAGGATGATGGTTGTTGGTTTCAGCACATAATATATGTTGAAGATATGCCAACATCAGCTTTATATGAACCTGTGATTAAAATTTTTAAGAATCATTTAAAGTATGTTTCTCTATGTAGAATAACAGTTAATTTATTACCTAGACTACAACCACCGAGCATATCAGGTTTTCATACAGATTTTGAACCACGAAGAATAACAACTGCTATTTTTTATTTGAATACGAACAATGGAGCTACAGAAATTGAAGGCGGAGATAGAATTGATTGTGTAAGAAATAGATTAATAATGTTTCCTGCAAATACTTCTCATAGGGCAATCGGACAAACCGATGTCACCAAGAGGATAGTTTTTAATTTTAATTTTATAGAATAATGACAAACTTTTTAAAAGATATAATTAAAGAAACCGGAAATGAATATGCAAGTTTAGTTTCGGAAGGTGTAGAAGCAGGTGATGTAGATTCATTTATTGATACAGGTTCCTATGTGTTTAATGCATTATTAGGAGGCAGTATCTATAATGGTATTCCTTCTAATAAGATTACAGCAATAGCAGGTGAAAGTGCAACAGGTAAAACTTTCTTTGTATTGGGTATATGCAAACACTTTTTGGATAAAAATCCAGATGGTGGTGTGATATTCTTTGAGAGTGAATCTGCTGTGACCAAAGAATTGATTGAAGATAGAAAGATTGATTCCAAACGGATGGTCATTATGCCTGTCACCACAGTTCAAGAATTTAGGCACCAAGCAATAACAGTTTTAGACAAATACAATTCACAGGATCCTTCTGATAGAAAACCATTACTATTAATATTAGATAGTTTAGGTATGTTATCGACCACAAAAGAAATGGAAGATACAGCAGAAGGAAAAGAAACAAGAGATATGACAAGGGCTCAAATTGTGAAAGCAGTTTTTAGAGTTCTAACATTAAAATTAGGTAAGGCAAAAGTTCCCCTTATAATAACTAACCATACATATGATGTTGTTGGTAGTATGTTCCCTAAAAAAGAAATGGGCGGTGGTTCTGGATTGAAATATGCATCCAGTTCCATCGTCTATTTGTCCAGACGAAAAGAAAAGGACGGAACACAAATCATTGGCAACATTATTCATTGTAAGAATTACAAATCCAGATTAACAAGAGAAAATGCAATAGTAGATGTTCGTTTAACATATGACAAAGGTTTAGATAGATACTATGGTCTATTAGATTTAGCATTAAAGCATAATATATTTAAACAAGTATCCACTAGAATAGAATTGCCCGATGGTTCAAAAGCATTTGGCAAGACAATTAATAATGACCCAGCGAAATATTTTACAAAAGATATTCTTAAAAAAATAGATGAAGTTGCTTGTAAAAAAGAATTTAAATACGGAGATGTAATTGAAATACCCCAAGAAACACAAGACGACCAGTCCTAAGCACCGAGAAGATTTTGTTTATGTTGAAAAACCTGGAGAAGATTTTACGGCAATCAAATTGATTAGTGGTCCCTATGCTAGTATTACATACAAATATGGTAATGTTGCATTTGCACCAGAGTCAGAAAAACAACCTGATGGAACCTTACCAATGAAGTTTGATTATACAGTTATGGAAAATCATATTGAAGCAGATACAGATAGCCAAGAATTTATTAATCATATTGGTGATGTATTAGTAGTGTTATTGGATGAAAAATTGAAAGAAGATGGAAAGAATAGAACGAACAACACTTAAAAATCTTATCCATAATGATGAGTATGCTAGAAAAGTATTGCCTTTTTTAAAAGAGGAATATTTCACGGAGAGATTTGATAAGATTTTATTCAGGGAAATACATCATTTTATTATCAAGTATAATAATCTCCCAACAAAAGAAGCGTTATCTATTGAGTTAAACAATAGAAAAGATGTTAATGAAACTGAATATAAAACCATTACAGATATTTTAGGCACATTAAATAAGGAACAGATTGACCAGAAGTGGTTAGTAGAAACAACAGAAAAGTTTTGTAAAGATAGAGCAATACATAATGCAATACTTGGTGGCATTCAAATACTTGATGGTAAAGATAGAGAACATACTCCAGAATATCTTCCAGAAATGTTATCTCAAGCATTGTCAGTTTCCTTTGACCAGAAGATTGGTCACGATTATTTAGCAGAAACAAAAGAACGATATGATTTTTATAAAAGAAAAGAAGAGCGATTAGAATTAGATTTAGATTTTTTCAATAAGATAACCAGAGGTGGGATTCCCTCCAAAACTTTGAACATATGTTTGGCAGGTACTGGTGTTGGTAAGACTATGTTTATGACACATCTTGCTTCATCTATTTTATTGCAAGGTAAAAATGTATTGTATATCACATTAGAAATGGCAGAAGAAAGAATTGCTGAAAGAATAGACGCCAATCTTTTAAATGTGGGTATGAGTGATTTGGAAGAATTGCCATATCAAATGTATGAAACAAAGATAAACAAATTACAAAGTAAGACAACAGGTAAGTTAATCATTAAAGAATATCCTACAGCATCAGCACATACAGGACACTTTAAAAACTTATTGAATGAATTAGCATTAAAGAAATCATTTAAACCAGATATTCTATTTGTTGATTATTTAAATATCGCTGCTTCTGCACGATTTAAAGCAGGTGCAAATGTTAATTCATACACATACATTAAAGCGATAGCAGAAGAATTAAGAGGACTTGCAGTTGAATATAATATTCCAGTATTTTCTGCAACACAAACCACAAGGGGTGGTTTTGTGAGTAGTGATGTTGGAATGGAAGATACAGCAGAAAGTTTCGGTTTACCTGCAACAGCAGATTTTATGTTTGCATTAATTTCATCAGAAGATTTAGAACAGAAAAATCAAATATTAGTTAAACAATTAAAGAACAGATATAATGATCCAACAGTTAATAGAAAATTCATTGTTGGAGTTGATAGGTCTAAAATGAGATTCTATGATGTTGAGCAAAAGGCTCAGGAAGATTTAGTTGATACTGGTCAAGAGGAACAGTTTAAATCCAAAAAACCTTTGGGTGAATTTTCAGATTTTAAGGTATAGTATGGCAACAGGTAGATTGAAATGGTGGAGTAATGATAAAGGGTATGGGTTCATTACTCCAGATATAAGGGGGAAGGATATTTTCCTCCATGTATCTGAATTAGAGAAAGCAGACCTTCGGGAGTTAGTTGAAGATGGTCCCTTGTCATATGATATTGCTGAACATAAGGGAAAGAAAACAGCAGTTAATGTAAAGAGGTTAGATGAACAAGCGAAAAAATAAAAGAGTATATGAGAAAAAACCACCAAGAGGTCCTTCAAAAGATTCATTTAGTTATGAAAAGAAATTAAGTAAAAGGGATGGCAAACTTTCTTGGTTAGTTATTGAACGACCGACAGGTAGTATTATTGCTTCAAGAACATTTGAAGAAGATGCTCAAGAAGTTGTAGATTTTCAAAATAAAAATAAAGTATGGGCGTCTAGCGGAGGTCTAGTTCCGTATCTAACATTAGGTAAATTATGAACAAACAAAGTAAAAGATTTTATGAAATTTTAAATGTGATAAAAGAGTTGCACGATAAGAAGCGACACGATTATGCAGATACGGCTGATATCTTTGCTAACTTTAGACTATCAGAATTAGCAGGTACTCCTGCATGGCAGGGTTCTATTATTCGTATGGGTGATAAGTATGCTCGTATTTGTAATTTTATAAAGAAGGGTGAGTTTAAGTTCAAAGAAGAAAACATTAAAGACACATTAATGGATATGGCAATATATAGTCTAATAACTATGATATTGTATGAAGAAGAAATAGAAAAACTCCCTAAAGATACCTCACATAACGCTTGACATTCTCTCCATTCTGTTATATAAATAGCAGTATAAGGAGATTTTATGTCAGCAAGAGATACAGCATTAGCAGAAAGTGCCCAAGCAATATTTTGCTCAATGGCAGATTATTTAGGAGCTATTGAATCATCAAAGTTTTTAAATCATAAAACATATACGACATTTAGTGAATTTGAAAATTCTAATAGAGCTTTACTTAAAAAAGCATTAACCCGAGTCAAGGTAGATGTAGGAATCAAAGATGTTTATGAGTATCTAATTAAAAATCCAAAATGGTATGTATCTTCAATTTTAATTGCAAATGCATTAGTTAGAGATTTAAAAACTATTGATAAAGATTTTAATATTTCTCAAGCAAAATATAATGATGGAAAGATGTTTTACCTTCGAGGTGATGAGGAGGTAATGAACCTTATTGGAAAGTTATTTAGCATAGCAAATAAATCTCTAGTAACACAATTATTAAAAAAAGATATACCAAATATTATTGGATTTGGAGATATTAATAAAT